ATGCAGATCCCTAACATGTAAATTGGGGGCATGTTGTTTGATCCCACAATCTTCAGTGTAAACGTAGAGATCTATATCTTGAGGCCAGTTCTGTAAAAATGTGTCGATCATGCGACTGGCATAGCGTTCGTAGCCACTGGCGTTGAATGTTGTAACAACTGCGTATTTCATTGTGGTATCCATATGGTGTTTGTTTTGCTTTTGACCGGTGCAGATTCATATGGACCGCACAAATCATTTAACCATTGACGATGTTGGTTGCGTTTGCCATTGTCCTCTACCAACAACCAAGGTCTGTTTCGACAGATGGTTTCCCTGCTGCCTTCTAACACAGCATCTTCAAATCCTTCAACGTCGATTTTGATCCAATCTACACAGTCAAAATTGTATTGATCCAACGTTACTAGCTCGCCAGTGTGCAGTTCAAATTCGGGATGTGGTACATAATCGTCAACTTGTCTGCATACACCACATTTCAAGCTCTGAAACTTAAATATTGCAGATTGTGGCCGGTTGCTTATGCCAAGACAATAGAGTTCGACGTTGCTGTAACTTTCTAAATTTCGTTGTAACACTTCAAAGTTTTTGAGCACTGGTTCAAAGCATACCACACGCTCAAACAGTTCTGCCGAAGGTTTGGCAAAGATACCGATGTTGGCTCCAATGTCAATCATCACACGTTTGCGCGGTATATTGTGATAAACATAATATCGATAACGTCGCTGGTAATGTACATCAACTACTTCTTGTAGACGTTGACTGAAAAATCCGTCGGGTGGCTCCGGAGAATACCAAAGCGAATTAATTTTATACATACATAACTATTTAACACAAATGAAAATCAGTCTTTTTAATCAGTTTGGTGCCAAGAATTCAGTGCCAGTTTTTGAGTCCATGGCCCAGGGTATTCGATCCCTGGGTCATCAAGTTGCTTATCATGACACAAGTGCCGACGTTGCAGTGATATGGAGCATGGTATGGGCCGGAAGAATGAAACCAAATTTTGCAGTGTGGCAGGAGTTTCGAAAAACCCAACGTCCTGTGATTGTGCTAGAAGTTGGAGCATTACAACGAGGCACTACTTGGAAATTGGGATTCAATGGCCTGGGAGCAGGCTGCTATTCCACCGCAGAGCTAGATCCAGGTCGAGTTGAAAAACTAAAAATTTCTCTTTGTCCATGGCAACAGTCCGGACAAAACATTCTAATTGTGTGCCAGCGCACTGACAGCGAACAGTGGCAAGGACAGCCCAGCATCCATCAATGGATATCCGATACTGTGTGTAAACTGCGCCGCTACACTGATCGTCCTATTGTGGTTCGACCGCACCCTCGAGAGCGCATAAATCCCATGCCCGGAATCGAAATACAAAAACCTCGTGCCATTGTAGGCACCTATGACGATTTTGATTTTGCCCACGCTCTCAAACAGGCCTGGGCAGTGGTCAACTGGAATTCAGGCACAGGTTCTCAAGCTGTTATTCAAGGTGTACCGGCGTTTGTTTCAGCTTCAAGCCTGGCTGCACCTGTGGCCAATACTGCATGGGATCAAATCGAATCTCCTGCTCGGCCTGACAGAACAAAATGGGTTCTAGAGTTGGCTCACACCGAATGGACCACAAAAGAAATTGCCACCGGAGAACCAGCGAAACGAGTTTTATCTCTTGTCTAGCCTGGCCAAATCGGCATCAACCATCAAACCAATCATGGTTTTAAAATCAGTGCGTGGTTGCCAACCTAGAATTTCTTTGGCACTGGACACATTGCCACACAAGCTGTGCAGCTCAGCTGGACGTTTGAACCGCGGATCTGTTTTTACATACTGCTGCCAGTCAACAATGCCAACATGAGCAAAGGCCACAGACAACAAATCTTCAATGGTATGCTGTTGCCCAGTGGCAATCACGTAATCTCTAGCTTGTTGTTGCTGCAACATCAACCACATGGCTTCTACAAAGTCGCCGGCAAATCCCCAGTCGCGACGAGCATCTAGATTTCCCAATACCACGGAGTCAGCTAGACCCAACTTGATTCTGGCCACAGCGTCAGTGACCTTGCGTGTGACGAATTCTCGACCGCGTAATGGACTTTCGTGATTGAACAGAATACCCGAGCAAGCATAAAGCCCATAGCTTTCGCGGTAATTCACAGTGATCCAGTGCCCGTACAATTTGGCAACACCGTAAGGACTGCGAGGCCTAAACGGTGTGTCTTCTCCTTGTTGTGGTGTTTGAGCGTTGCCAAACATTTCACTGGTACTGGCTTGATAGAACCTACTGTTGGCACTGTGCATTTTGATTGCGTTCAAAATATTCAATGGGCCCATGCAATTAACTTCTGTGGTCAGTTTGTTTAAGTCCCAACTGACTCCAACAAAACTTTGGGCTGCTAGATTGTAAATTTCTCTGGGACGCAAACTTCGTATGATGTTGTTCATTGAGTTTTCGTCGGTGATGTCACCGGTGATTAACTCAATGTCTTTATCTATTCCAAGAAATTCTAGATTGCTTAGATTGGGATTGCTGTAGCGTTTTATCAGACCAAAAACTTGATAGTCTTTTTCCAACAACAATTTAGCAAGATAAGGGCCGTCCTGCCCGGTCATACCTGTGACAAATGCAATGGGTTTTTTCATACCTTTATGTATCACACTTTGTGGAGGTAACCTACACTTTCTCGCTCAATGTCATTGTGATCAAACTCGGCCCAATACAATTCAAACGCCACAACATCGTTTTCGGCTTCAAATTGGTGAAACTCCCCAGGAGGGATCTTGGTCCATTGCCCTGGGAGCAACACAGTTTCATCGACCAAATCGTAGTCATTTTTCCATACACGAATTCTTAGTCGTCCGGATTCTACAAAAAACCCGTTCCACTTGTATCTGTGTCGATGTTTGCTGCAGGTGCCACCTTTTTTGATTTCAACTCTGTGAAATTCCAACACACCGTTGGCTTCTAAAAGTTCTGTCTTGCCCCATACTTTACCGCTGAGCATTTGTTTCTCCTGTGATCACAGTGATATATCTTCCATGCCGGCTGTTCTTAACTTGACAATGTGTCCCATTTGCCATTGTTTGGCATCCAGTGATTTGATAATTCCCAAATATCGATTTCGCAATAGTGCTACTTCATTGATGATAGTTTCAAAGTCAATGACTTCGTCCTCACCATCTACATACTTTTCAGCGTCTCTGGACGTCAAGGCTCTGGGATAATTTTCCAGATATTTTTGAAAATGCCGTCGACGAATTTTGCGCAGTTGTATGTTAAGGTAGTTGAGTACTGCTTCGATTTCTTGTAGTTGATTAAACCGGTGTTCGGTGATCCCGGGCAATGATGAAATATTTTTTTCCACCAGTCCCGAGATACCGCATTCTTTTCTTGCAGCCAATAGTTCAGATTCGTAGTGCGATATAAAATCTGGTATACTGCCCAGATTAGAAACTACGCGACTATACCACATCAGTTATCCCATTCGTCCGGGTCGCTATCGTCGTAGTCATCCTCATCTTCGTCATCGTAAGGCTTGTCGTTGTCCAGGTACTCTTTGAGAGCTCGTTTGACTTCGGAGTCGTTTTTAAAGTACTCTACAATGTCATCAACATCACAATCATTGTCAATCAGCACAGAAATCATGGTTTCTGCTGCTTCAGCACGATCCACTGTGTTGATAAATCGTTTGAGTTCAGACCAAACTTCGCTGATCAATGCTTCATTCATTATTCATCCTCCTGTGCTTCGGGTGTACTTAGTTCAGTTTTTTGATTTTTAAAATCGGTCATGAGTCGATCCAGGCAGTTATCTTCGTTGCTTTCCCAACCTTTGCGAAAGTATTTGATAATTTCACCATCGCTGGTGGTAAATGCCAATCGATTGCCTTCCTTTTTCAACAGGCCCTTTTTCTCAGCCAGATCGGTCAGACCGCTGTACAAACTCATACCAGTTGAATAAGGAATTTTAACCTGCACACCTTCAAACGGTTTGGCATAACGTGTTTTCATAACTTTGCAGGCACTGCGAATGCCCATGACATCGGTGATTTTGTTACCGTCTTCGTCCTCTTTGAGTTTGAGTTTTTTCATGGCAACAACAATGCTGGATGCATAGATAAAGCCTTGGCCGCCGCTGATCTTGTCATCGGGATCAAACATGTCTTGACTGGCATAGGTGTGATTGGTACAGACCAGGCCCACATTGTAACTACCAAACATGTTCACGCAGTTGCGAACCAAGGCAGTGAGTGCTTTGGGTTTGCGACCCAGATCACCTTTGAGATCTCCTGAATCAAATTGATTGATATCAGTTGGGGTCAACAACATGCCCAAACTGTCGATCACAAACAATACCTTGGGCCGTTCACCGTCGGGTAGAGTTTTGTAATCGCTCATGAATGTTGAAATCGTTTTGGCCACATCAT